ATACCTGTATTGCCGGTAAAGCCTTGAGTACCCTGCGCTCCTCCACCACCGCCAGATCCAATTCCAGCCCATGCCGTACCTTGAAATCCTTCAAAAGTTTTCGTTGTTGTATTAAATCTTAAATAACCTTCTAAAGGAGATGAATCTCTTTCTGCTGTAGTTCCTCTTGGAATTTCAATAGATCCATTTGCGCTTGTTCTTGGCGCAATTGCATCAAAATTATCATCCATTTCTTGATATGTTAAAGAGGATCCTTTATCACCACGCTTAGTTACAGACATTATGTTCTTTCTCCGTCGTCGCTAAAATAGACTCCAACATATGATTTATAATCATTATTGTATCCTGGGTTGTATTCTATATAATCAAAATTGCAATATTCAAATAGTTCTTTTTCTTCTTCAGTAAGAGGTTCATTGACAACATAACATTGTGCTATCAAAGCATCTCTTGCCGGTCCTGGAGGAGTTTGAGCAATTTGAGCTAAAAGTGATGCGTAATCAGGATTTGCCATTATCCACCTGCAATTACATTACCAGCGCCAGAAGCAGCAGCATTTGCAACCCATGATTCGTGACTACCTGTCGCGTCACCTGCTCTATGTGCACCCTTTGCTCCAGGTCCAATAAACACTTTACTTGAAAATGCAGCAACTGGATCTCCACACGCAGTAGCGTCTCCATCTCTTACTGCTGGCCCAGTTGGATTTCCAACAAATACCTTAGTTTGAGAAGCGACATATGGTGTTTGGTGAAAACTGTTTGGTGTAGGTGACATATGCCCAATATGTTTATCAATACCACCCCTGCAAATTTCCGGCATTATTTTCTCCTAAACAAAAAAGGAGCGCCAGAGGCGCCCCTTGTTCCTCCTATGTCTATTTATTACGCCGCTTCAAGTAGGCGTTCTTTTGCTAAGATATAGTCTTTTACGAGACCCGAACGAACAATATCATCCGGCGTAAATTGGATACAGTCAAAAGAATTGACTGATTTTAAAACTCTTAGGAAATCTACAAGACCTGATACATCTGCTCGATTTTTAGAAATCTCTAGATCATCTTGTTTTGTGTCTCCGCAAAATACGATTTTTGATGATTCTCCTACCCTTGTTATAATCGTATCTAGTTCGTGATAAGTCATTGACTGACATTCGTCTACGATAATGATCGTATTATCGAATGTTAAACCTCGTACGAAAGATGATGTCATAAACTTCATCATTCCTTTAGATTTTAATACTTGATAAGCATCTCCTCTGCCAAATAAATCGTTAACGATATCTGTGTATGGTTGTTCGAACACTGCTTCTTTTTGAGCCTTTGAGCCCGGCATGAAACCTTGTTCTCGCGTCTGAACCGCAGATCTAATAACGACGACTTTTTCATACTCCCCTTTCTGTAGTACGTCATTGAGCGCCAGGTAGAGCGCACACATTGTTTTACCTGTACCTGCTGTTCCGATGGCCGCGATGTTGTTATCCGAACGATAAGATTGGAAAAGCTCTTCTTGAGTTGGTGTTAATGGTTTAATCGTTCGCATTCCAAATTTAGAATTAAGAACATTATACATATGATCCAAATCTCGAGCTTGTCTTGCCTTTTCCTTGCGTGATAAACGACGCTGTTTTGCCATGAAACCTCCTATTGACTTAATTAAAAGTCATTAATTGTGTTTTTGATTTTTCCGATTTTTTGTCCCGGATGGTGGGATTTAATTTCTCTCAAAACATCACGAAAATTGTCATCTGGCTTACGTACACCAAGACGAACTGAGTCACCAATTGCAGGAGCACCCGTTATAAGTTGTGTGAGGTGGGGGTTGTTTAGAACGTATTGATCACGTTCTGATATTGACATGCTAATGTCAAAAGTTTCATTTGTTTCATTATTTCTAAATGTGTAATTGGGCATTAACGCTCCTTAATATAAAAAAGGCAACCTTGCACAGAAGATTGCCTCACTTAAACATTATATAACTGTCTGTGCTCAAATATATTTATCTTTCGCCAGTGATCAGCTCATAAATTTCTTTCCAATTTTTAGCACGATATTCTGCTTGGAAATCTTGGTTAAATGGATGGTCAATTAAGACTGATTCTAAACCTAAGCTGGTACCAAGAGCAGCATTTTCTGGTTTATCTTCAATCCACCAACAACCACTATCACGATATTGTTCTAGTGCTTCATCTTTATCAGCACCTGTATCAAGATAAGTGAATGATTCAAATACTGTTGGACCAAACAATTCATTTAGATTTTTAGTCCGTAATCGACCAGCATATGTATCTGTACTTAATGATGTAATGACACGGAAAACATAACCATGTTCTTCATGTAATTTACGAACATACTTAATAGCATCACGAAGAGGAGGTAGTTTACGAATCCATGCAGATTCATTAAACATACGAGCCAAACGGTTTCGTTCAACTGCTTCAAGATTGTAACGCTTTTGAATGTCATACTCAAATTCGCCACCTTCAGCCATTACATAACCGTGGCGATCCATCCATTGTGTAAATGAATAGATCCAGTCAAGTAAGACGCCATCTGCATCAGTTAAGATTACTTTATCACTTAGATTCATTATATATCCTTTATTAGCTTATATTTAGAATATAAACCATCTTAAAGCAAATGTCAACGTTTATTTTTCAAATCTTCAGAAAAATTTTCATTTCTTTCGTTTCGTTTCATTTTTCGTTTATTGCGACGATTTTCCATCTTTTGTTCTTTACGTTGCTGACGGTAATCGTCATCAGAGCCCCATTCGTCATCATCGCGCCATTCGCGAAACTTTTTGAAACCCTTTCCCATGTTACTACTCCTTAACTAGACCTGGAAATGCTTTGTTGATAGTCTTCTTTTGTAAACCTTTAAAAGGCTTTTGCTGAATACTGTAATTTGCCAATAACTCGGCGTCATCATTATCAATATCTTCAAGCAATTGAATAAACAAAGACTCTCTTTTTGCTTGATTCATTTCGTCATAACCGCCACCTTTGATAAAGATTTTAAGTCTACGAGCTTCTTTATACAAAAGCGTTTTTGCTTCGTCTTCAAACTCGTTCTTTTTCCAAGGTGGTGCAGTGTTAGGTAATAGCCATTCAACACGATCTTTATCATATGTGGCTTGAAGAACCATTTTAAGTGGCATTGACTCGTTCTTTTTAAGCCATGCTACTTTATCTTCAGTTTTAGTCATTTCGGGTAATTTACCGACGATTTCAGCTATAGAAAGTTGCATTAAAAATCCTGAATATCTGTAATTAAGTTTCGTAGTTTCTTTTGAACAAAGAAATTAAATAAGTGCTCGCGACCAATGCCTTTATCCACATCATATTCTTCCATGATTTGGTCTTGGTATTTTTGTGGAATTTGGCTTAAGTCAATCATCATCTTATTGCGATGATAACGTCGTTGAGTTTCTTCATCCATTTCGCCTTGCTTTAATAGATGAAGTCGTTTTTGAGTCATTGGACGTTGACGTTCTCCAACAGCCAAGCAATTATCTGCTGAAAGAATGTTTGGAACACCATCGCCTGTATCACCTTTGAGTACGTGTTCTTCAAGATAACGCTCTGGATTATCATGACGAATCCAACGCTTGCGTACTGGATCATATTGATCTACATTTGCATATTTTTGCAATTGAATATAGTCTTTATCACCTGATAGAACAAGATAGCGTTCGCCACCAGTATTCAATTCAGTTCCATGATTATGAATTACTGTACCGATGATGTCGTCAGCTTCGCAATGCTCAATGTGAATTACTTTATATGGAAAGTACTCACGCAACTCGTCACGAATTGTATTCATAATATTGAACAAATTAGTCCAATTGATTTCAGATTCGTCACGAGATTTTTTACGATTTGCTTTATAGTAAGGGTAAGCTTCCCGGCGCCACGTATTTTTACCGTCACAACAGATTACGACTTCACCATAATCTTCTGTAAACTTTTTACGATTAGCACGGATAGAGTTTAGAAACATATGACGAATAAGATTTTCGTCAATGTCTACATTTGTGTGATTACCAATGCTTGCAAATAGCGAAGCAAGGATCACCTGGTTATAATCTACTAGTATTGCCATAGTTTGTTTCCGGTTTCAATTGATTTACGAATACTATATTAATCCATTTCTTCATCAATGTCAACCATTTTTTTCTCAAAGCCTTCAATATCAATACAGTCCCGAGCAAAATCTTGAAGGTTGTGGTGGAGCCCCTGGGACTGCAAATGCAGGGACCGGATTGATTCTAAAACTAGAACCATAGATGGGAAATAATCTTGAATTTCAGTAAAATTGCATCCAGAACGAACTAGCTCGCCTAGAATGTTTCTCCAAAGAAATTCTGCAATCTCATTTGAATATTCTTCTTTAAAATCAGAAATCTTTGCTTCTAACTCGTCAGGAGATTGAGGAGGAGAATCAACTTTAATTTTTGGAAATTCTATTATGTTACTCATCTTCGAAATCTTTTAACAATCTATTCCATTGATTTGCAAAACTTGAAATATTATGTCGTCCAAGAGTAAAACGATCTGAAGTAGTCAAACGCTCAAGGAATGTTGGATCTTTTTGTTGATTGATTAAAACTTGTTTTGTAACTGAATATGCGTAATTTGCATGATCCTGTTTGATTTCGTCATAGTCGTACATGACTGTGGCGTGTCCAGCAGTTTCAGTAAGAGCTCCATAGTTTGGATGAATACACAATACGCCAGACTTAATTGCTTCAATCATAGCGATGCAAGATGTTTCTTTCCAAATATTTGGATACAAGAAAATATGAGCTTTGTCAAGAGCTTCTAATATTTCTTTATTATTTACTACACCATGATAAGTCATATTCTTATGAGTTTTAATCCGAGTAAACAAACCTTCATATGGAGCATTACGCTGCTCCCATCCATAGATTTCAAATCCAGAATAAACATCTAAATGAATATTATTAAATTCTTGTGATAGTTGGTCAAAGACTGGAACAAGCAGCTCTAAACCTCGATGTGGAGTTGTATGATAGATAAATCGAATAGTGCTATAGTCTTTTTCTTTATCTGGCAATTCATAATTCTTTTCAATGGCATTATGAATAACTGTACACCAAGAATATGGCATTCCAAATCTTGTAATAAATTGATCTCGTTGCCACGCAGATACAAATACAAAATGGTCAAACTTTTCCCATCCGCCATCAGCCAAAATATTCATTTCTGGATCTTCAGCTAAATCATGACAATATAGAATATTTGCAACATCCTCATAGAGTTCACGAGGGCGAGAAAAATGAATTGCAACATTCTTCAATAAATCATGTCGGCAATTATCAAGTAAACGTGTACGCATCATTTCAGTACCGCCTCTTGCGTTACCTGATACTTCTGACTCGATTACCTGGCCTTTATAAACACAGCTCATTCATTATTCTCCATCAATTCTTTCATAGCTTATGATATTAGTGTATCTTATGTCTCTCCATTTTGACCCATCTAATGCGCTTACATTGTTTTCAAGTACATAAAGCCGCAATTGAGTTGGAGCAAGACCTTTAAGAAAATCTTTTTTTGTCCATCGATCTGCTTCTGGTATAAAGTCATTATCGATAGTGGCAATAAATTGTTTTGTTTCACCTGATTTTCTGCGCAAATTAATTCGCCATTTTCCTTGAGCGATATCAGACTTAAAGTCTCGCATTCCAACAGGTCTATTCTTGAGTGGCATGTTCTTTTACCTTATTTTCTCTTTTGTAAATGTCTTCCATTACACGATTAAATTCTTCAATGGATCCATTATTATGTACTCGGTACGTTCTTACATCAAATTTATGAGGGAGAACATATTTGTTTTCAATAGGAGTTTCTTTCTGATTGATATATGTCCATATTACATTTCCATCAAAATATCTACGAGAATCAGAAGAGTAATCACACCCATCTCTTGTAAGTTGAACCAAGACAAAATTGTCGGAACCAACTCTATTTATTACAGGAACTAGCTCGTCAATAAAACCACCATCAGAAATACAATAATCTTTTTCACTTTTGATTTCATTTGCAACTTGATTACCAAAGTAATCTAAACCAAAGCGAGGTTTGATACGTTTTTCTGAAACATAAATCATTGCTTCACGACGAGAAAACCCACCAAGCAAGCTTGTAGGCATTTCTTTGATTTCACGATTATGGTATCCTTCCATAAACCAATTATAGTCTACGTTGAAATACTTAACTGTTTCTTTATATAATTGGTATTTAAAGGAAAGGTGTGTAAAGCCTTTTTGCTTAAAAAAATCAGCAGCAAGATCTTTGCCTGCACCAGGAGGTCCATTAAAAAGAATTATCATACGTTATCCATTACAATGTTATTGATTTCTTCACGCCACATTGCTTTCCATTCATCATCTGTAATACCAGACAAAATAAAATCGCGATCATCTTGATTAAGATAACCCATAGCATCAGACAAAGACATATAGCCTTTTTCCCACATTTCATAGTCACGAGGATTTACTTCGATGTTACGCGAACGAACTACACCGCTATATACACTTTTACGTTTAATAATCATGGCCAACTCCACTAATTGATAGTTCTATACTATCATATCATTACAAAAATGTCAACTACTTTTTTATGTGTTTAGAATGAATTTTGCATCCTATAAACTCATTATAGTACTCATCGCTAAGCAAAACATCAAATTCAAATTGCAACTTAGCTTCATAATAAGAGCATTCACCTTTAGTTTTACATAGACGAAGTATTTCTCTTTTATAGTTATTTTCGCCTTTTTCTTCAACAAGTGTTTGGACCTCTTTTGAAGACCCAAAGTATTTACGCCAATCAGATTCTACACGAGTCTTGACGCGCCTTTTACGAGTTTTAGTGATTGGAAGTGTTTTTGGTTTCCAAAAGAATTTTTTACCGATGTATTTCTTACCAGTATCGAGCTCAGTAATTCTATATACAAAGCCTTGATATTCTTCCGGCGTTTCATCAAATTCTTTATTCTCATAATACCACATTCAAAATAGTCCATAGTTATTACCATGAACTATTTATTATCACTTAACGACGCATTCTTGCTATGTCTTTGGCTTCGTCTGTTCCTCGCATGATTGGGACCATGTTTGATTTGTGCATTGTTCCGATTCCAACGAGGAGGTCACCTGTATATTGTTGAGGTTCTTTTCTTGGAGTTGGTCCTGTTGGTATTGAGTCCGACGTCTTGACGCTTGGATAGCTCTTTGTGTCGCGGATAGACGGTTTGGATGGCGCATATTCTGTGAACTCCTTTTTGCGCTTTACAGGTTTACCTTGAACATAAGCAACATAATCGTCAAGAGTATCAAATTGACAACTATGCATATTTTTGCGACGCATATCTTTATTGTAACGACGCCATTCAAGTTCAAGTGCTTTCATATCAAGTTTTTTAGGCTTGCGTTTTGAATTGCCGTGGATTTGTACGCCACGAATCATGTGCATGCTCATTACGCAGCCTCGACTTCAATAAAGTACAATCCTTCTTCATCAATTTCTTCATCGTCAAGATATAGATCTTCAGATAAGAAATTGCGGCAGTTAACATAGGAACCTTCAAAGGTAATGTTTGGATTGCCACCACCTGGTCCAATTGCTGTGAATTCAGTCATTGTCAAATTGCGTTTCTCAAGAAGTTCCAAGAATTCGCCAAGGTTACAATCGTGTGCGATGTCAACGTTAATTTTAGCCATGATATATACTCCATTGATTTACCTTATATAAACATACTATACTATTTCAAAGCAAATGTCAACAACTTTTTTCATTTAATTTCAAATTAATTTGAATCGAAATCATACTCTCCATCATCGTCGAATTCAATCACGTGACGTCGATATGCGCCTTCACCTTGATCAAATGATACTCTCATTTCATCAAACATTTCTGGCGACATTGCAATTACACTAAAGCGATTTTCCTTGTCGTTCCATTGACGAATAAAAACAGTATCGTCGTAAATTAAACATTGCACGTCTTCATGAAATGCGTTTTCGTCAAGTACTGTAATCGCAATTTCATCCCAATCCATTTCTACTGTAAACATTATTCGTCTTCCTCGTATATATAAACTGCTGGTTCCTCGTGATCCTGAGATCGGTTTTTGTTCTTAAGGTTATATATAAAAAACTTTAACCTATAAGTAAATTTCTTTATATTTTTCGATATAATATTGGGCAATAAATTCATGTCCTTCCCTATTTGGATGCATATCGTTTCCGCCGACACGATATTCTATTGGAATCATATTAGTACGATTAAATTCAAATCCGCCTGCCTGTTCTAAAAATGGCCAACCAATGATGTTTTCTTCTTGAACATTAAAAAAATCTGCGTTATTCATTAAAATATCAAGCATCACGTTTGGATCATAATTTATTTCTTCGCCAAGAATATTTTCTATAGGTTTATAATTATTTCTATTTACAGAACCGCATAATGTTGCTTGAATATGCTTAATTCCATAAGAATCGCATAGTTTTTGGAGCATTACAATTCTTTTAAGCCAAGTTGCCATTCCACTTTTTATAAAATTATAAAATTCTCTTCGAGTCCATAAAAATTTATAATAATCAAGAGAAGCTTTGTTATAGCGTGTTATATTTTTTGGATCTCTTGGTTTAAGCGTGGATTCTGGGTTGTGGAAATGACGGTCATAAGCTGCAAATCTATGCCATTCTGACCAACCTATTAAAACTAATTCAATTCTTTCATGATTATGAATAATATCTTCAATAGTTTTTGTAAAAATTAAATCATTACCTATGCCAGACTGAGCAATATTTTTAACTACATAATCTAAATGATCTCCTACTAATTCTGGCCATTTTTTAAAATTACAATCAAAATTTGGAAAAATTGTCGACTTAAAATTTGGATCTGTATAGCTACATCCGCAAGCTAATATGTACTTAGAAGATTTGGACATTATATTTTTTTCGCCACTCCATTGCATCTTGCCAAGTATCAACCATTGGCTGACCTTTGATATTAAGACTTGTATTTAACAACATTGGACACTTCGTTTGTTCATACCATTCTTCCAATATAGGTCGAAGAATAGAGTTGCAGTTTTTATCTACAATTTGAACTCGTGCCGTACCATCAACATGTGTCACTGACTTATAGTCATGCTTTGCTTGAGCCACATATTGCATGTATTTATTCATCGGCCCTTCAAAATATTCGTCAGCATATTCTTCCAAGATGGCGGGTGCAAAGGGTCGAAAGTTTTGTCTACGTTTAATTTGATTAACTGTGTCTTTAATATCTCGTCTAGGGTCAGCAATAAGGCTACGATTCCCAAGGGCACGAGGGCCAAACTCTGCACGACCATTTGCAATACCGCAATAGGAATGACTAAGCAAATGTTCAACAACTTTTTTAGGATTGATATCCCATGATATATTTGTCCCAAGGTATGGATCCTTCCAATTCAATTTTTTTCCATATGCCAAAGCGGCCGCGCCAAGAGAAGAACCGCAATCTCCTGGATTCGGCATAATCCACATATTTTTACCAAGGTTTGCGATCTTAGTATTAAGTACGCAATTAAGAGCAACACCACCCATAAAAACAAGATTATCGTGTTTGCAATATGATTTTACATACTCAAGTACTTTATCTTCAATTACTTTTTGAGCACTTGCGGCTAAATCTTCTTTCTTTGCAACTGGAGTCCAGTGCGATTTTGGTAAACCTTTATGGCAATTATCATATTCAAGTATTTCTTTGAATTTAGCTTCATATGTAGGTTCACCATAGGCAGCCATTCCCATTGTAATAAATTCATCTTCATTTGGTTTTAAACCAATTTTTTGAGTTACTGCTGAATAGAATAATCCTATACTAAATGGATATTTGTCTGAAAAAAGCTTTTTCATTTTAGGTGTATCGCCATCCATCCAAGCATTCCAAACTGAAACAGTATCCCATTCACCGATACTATCGATTACAAGGATATTGCATTCGTCAAATGTTGATGTATAAAATCCAGCTGCAGCATGAGATTGATGATGATAAAACGATACGTCATATTGAGAACGCTTACGTTTCCA